TGGAACGGGAGCACCAACAGCTTCATCTTGGGAACCAAACGTGTTTAATTTTGAAAATTCAAACATGGTAGCACTTGGAGTATTTGATTTATTCTTTGTGCTTGGAGCATCGAATGACGCAACAGTAGCACAGTATGATACTGCTGCTGATGGTAATGTAACAATTTACAAAATTGCAGATTGTTCAGTAGGGTCTGCTTCGATAGACTTTGACATTGACGGACTAGCACAAGTTGCTTGGTCAGGTCAAGGAGCAATTATATCAGAACAAGCAGCTCTCGATACTACAACAGACGGTGAAACAAAGATGGGTCTTATTAACGAAGGAGTAACTAGTACTTCTAACTTTGTTAGACAAAAATTAACAAGTATGACAGCAACATATGATGTTTCTGAATCAGTCGGAGAATCTATAGGTTCCGACTCAACTTATTTACTAACCCTAACAGGTGGAAATATAACTATTGAAAATAATCTTAGTTATTTAACACCAGAAACTCTAGGAGTTGTTAACCAACCTCTAGGACATGTTATGGGTACAAGATCAGTAAGTGGAAACTTTACTTGTTATCTTAATACTGTAGATCAAGGATCTGCGGAATTATTTGAAGATCTATTAGAAGGCACAAGTACAATTACTAATGCTTTCGATTTAGACTTTTCAATCGGTGGAGCGGGGCAAACACCTCGTATAGATGTATCTATTCCAAAAGCACATTTAGAGTTGCCAACGCACTCTATTGAAGATGTGATTAGTTTAGATGTAAATTTCCACGGATTACCTAAAGACATTTCTGACAGCGCGATAGCATCGGGCGAATCAGAAGTAGTAGTTACATACCAGTCGTAGGTAACTTAAATTAACAATATAAGGTTGGGGGGCAACCCCCGGCCTTCCTTTTATAGGAATAGAACAGAATGAACGAAACAACAGTAAAAAAGACACCTGCTCAACCAGTATCGCTTAAGAGTCTTATGACTCCCAGTAAAACTGTAGAGTTTGAATACCCAGGGTGTGATGATTTTAGTGTATCACTTTGCTACTTAGCAAGGGAAGAACTAATGAAACTCAGAAATCGTTGTACAAAACAAGTTTTCAATAAGAAGACTAGAAGTTATGAAGAACAGATGGACGATGATAAGTTTTTAGAAGAATACACTAAAGCAGTTATTAAAGGTTGGACAGGATTTAAACTAGGATTTGCAAAAAATATGCTATTACTAGGTGAATTAACTCCTGAACAAGAAGAATCCGAATTAGACTTTACACAAGAAAATGTAGAAGTTTTAATGAAGAATTCTCCTGATTTTGATACTTGGGTTACAGAAATGGTGGGTGATCTTGAAAATTTTACCAACAGCAAGTAGAATGGATACTTGCTTTAATTGATAGGTATTATCAAGACAGTATAACTACTGATCAATATCTTCAAATGATGGATCAGTTAGGTCAAGACCCTAACATTGACGAAATGCCTCCTGAGCTAGATGATTTTCCTCTAGAAGTACAGGAAGCGTTTCTTATCCATTTAATGTTACCTGATAAGTGGGACGGAGCCAGTGGTCAATACATGGGGAAGGATTGGTCCGCGTTAGAACCTCTGTTAAATATAAATCAGATCCCCGTTGCGGATAGAAGAACTGTTTGCTTTTTCTTAAAGTTTATAGAGTCGGCAAGTATGGTAAATATCAACGAGTCGCTTAAAAGAAAGCAAGACGCCCAACAAAGGCGAGGAATGAAGTAAACATAAAATGGCAAAAGGCAAAAAGATACACGCCGCTGAGATTGTAATTACCACTACAGATGGTGGTAGTTTTAAAGTCACAGGAAAAGAAGCACAAAAACTCGCTAAAGAAATGGGCGGGCTTGGAAATGCTTCTCAAAGTACTGATAGACGAATAAAGGGTGTAACTCAGCAATCATCAAACGCAACTAAAAACTTTAGTAAGCAAGCACAAACCATGCAAGGTGGTATAGTTGCTGTCTATGCAACAATTGCTGCTCAAGTATTTGCCGTTTCAGCTGCATTCCAATTTTTAAAGAGCTCATTCGAGACTCGAAACCTCATCGAAGGTCAAAAACAATTCGGAGCCGTTACAGGCGTCGCATACCAAACTATTACCCGAAACGTACAAGAAGCTACAGGCAACATGCTGCAATTTAAAGAGGCAGCTAGCGGTGTGGCTATTGGTGTTGCAGCAGGGTTAAGTGCGGGAGCGTTAGAAAAGCTTGGAGAGGCAGCAAAAAATGCTTCATTAGCACTTGGTAGAGATGTTACGGACTCATTTAATAGGTTAATTCGAGGTGTTACTAAAGCGGAACCAGAACTCTTAGACGAATTAGGTATCGTTTTAAGACTAGAAAACGCAACGACAAAATATGGAGTAGCAATCGGTAAAACCAAAGATCAATTAAATGCATATGAACGAACCCAAGCGGTTTTAAATGATGTACTAGATCAAGCAGAAACAAAATATAAGATTATTGGGGAAGTTATGGATCCTGATGCTTTTGCACTAGGACAGCTTACAAAAGAAATTGATGAATTGATGATGAAGTTTCAAGTTTTTGTAGCAGAAGGTTTAATGCCAATAATTAACTTCTTTAAGAACAACGCAATGGCTCTTGTAGCTGCTATGGGTCTTTTTGTAATACCTGTTGTTAAAAGTTTATTACCTGATTTGAATAAGTCGGTAGAGAACTCTACAAAACGTTTTGAAGAAGCAAATGTAAGAATGAAAGAGTCTTGGGTAGAAGCACAAGATGCTATGAAGGCTGCAAAGTTTGCTACTGATGATCCAGTAAAAGCCAGACAGACTTCTGCAAAAGGGCTCAGAGGCTTAGGAGTTAAATCTTTTAAAGGTGGGGATAATCAATTAAACGCAAGACAAATTGCGGCATATAAACGTCATATGAGAGATAAGACAGGAATTTATAAGAAATTTAATATCCAAGAAAGAGCTGCATTTAGACGTCACTTAATACAACAAGAAGCGGCTTTAAGACAATCAACAGGAAAACAAGTAGGTATTGTATCTAAAGGTGAATATCAGAAACAAGCCGTCAACAAAGCAACTACTGCCTTAGTATTATGGGGCGAAAAACAGAAGCAAAGAGCAATGGCTTTTACTGCTGAATGGGGTATGAAGCTTATGACTTGGATGGGTTGGATTGGTATATTTGCTATGGTAGTACAGGGCTTAATATCTGTAGTTCAATGGTTTATGAATTTAGACGAAGAAGAAAAAAGATTACGAGAAGAAACTAAGAAAACTACAGAAGACTTAGGAACTCTTAATGAAGAACTTTCTCGAATGTCAGATGTTAGATACGCCCACATGAACTTAATGAATCTAACTATGTCAGTAGAGCAGTTAGGAAATGCATTACAAAGTGCAGATTTACCAAAACAAATTGCTGCTTATCATCGTGAATTAGATAAAGGAAATGATGAAAATGATGAAGTAATTGAAGCATTTGCAGCAATGGCAAAAGAATTAGCTACGATCAATCCAGCGTTTAAAGAAATGGCAGATACAATGGAGAAGGGAGATAGAATTACTGAGGCAATGGAAGGAACATTAACTCGTGTAACTGGTGGAATGATCAATGCTGGAATGGCTACTAAACAATTTACACAAAACCAAGAAAGTCTTAACAAGTCTTTAGACAAAACAATAAGAAAGTTTAAGCAAGTACCTTATCAAGATTTAGAGAAAAACCTTACAGCATCAATAACAGGCATAAGAGATGCTCTCGGTCTTGTACAGAAAAAGAAAGGTCTTGATGGTGTAGAATCTTACGGCGGAGTAGCTGAGGGAGATATGACAGAGATGTCTCCAATGTTACAGCAAATGTTTGGTGATGATGCTAGTAGAATAAGAATTTCTAAAGAATTCGGTATGTTTGCTGAAACTGAAATAAGAAAACAAGAAAGAAGACAGAAACGGGGAGATATTGATAAGAAACTAGGTAGACGAACATGGGGTTCAGGTTCAGCCAAGACAAATAAATTTGCTGTTGACTTCTGGGATAGAGA